GCTCGAAGGACCGCATGAGCCAATGAAATACACGATTGACGGCCTGAAGGCGCTGACGGCCCTGTACCGGGCAAAGACCAGAGAATTGAAGGGGAAGGCAGCATGAAAGACGCAGAAGAGCTTCTGACCCAGTGGGGGATCTGGTCTTGGCAAGGTGCCGGCGTACCCCGCTGCACCTCACCCATGTACGCGCTGATGCGTGATAATGTGGCTCAGCACTCTGATCCGGTGGCGAACATCACCGACGATGATGCGATGAGGGTTGACCGTATTGTCGCAACCATGGCGAACCGATACCCCAAGACAGCTGATTGTGTAAAACTGTTTTATCGTAGCGATCTCACACTCGACCAGGTGGGCAAGATTGTCGGCGAGCCAAGGATGAAAGTCAGGGAATACCTCATTGCCGCGAAGGGGTATGTGGAGGCGTTCATGGATATGGATGTCGCCGCATGATCAGGTCCCGTATCCGTGAATTGAAATGTGACCGGGTGTTTTTCACCTCTGCTGCGGCGATTGAAGACTCAGGGGCGGCCCAGCAGAGGTTGAAAGCCTTCCTGCTGGGCGAGTTGGAAAGTGCCGAATTCATTGCTTCAGCAAAAGAGAATGGCACGCCACTCAGGGTTAGTGAGTATCGGAGGGCTGGCCTGACGGGGTATGCGAAATCATTCACCAACATTTATCTCGTTATTTGCAAGACCACCGGCGCTATAAAAATCGGTCGAGCGGATGACGTCAGGAAACGGCTCTCTACCCTTCAGATATCCAATCCCGGTGAACTGGCTGTTCTCGCCTGTTTCAGGGCGCCAGCCGTTTTCGAGGGCGTGCTGCACGCTATGTTCTCGAGCAGCAGGGTAAGGGGCGAGTGGTTTTCGTTGACGGATGATTTACTTGATCTGGCAGAGACGGCCAACGATAAAAACTATCTCGGAGTTCTTCGGTATAGCCTTGAATTGGCTGATCGCAAGTGGCCATTGACTATTTAAATGGGCACATTTAAGATGTGAAAAGTTGCGGTTTTACCGCTTCAGAACAGCCCGGCCAATGCGTCGGGCTTTTTTGTGTCCTGATTTTGGCGACGCTCCTCCCCAGAGCTTTCCGTCAGGCCGAGTCCTCCGGCCACCTTTACTCACTCCCGAGAGCAGCCATGACACCGGATAAAGACCCGAACGTGTGGGCCGGTATTTGGGTTGCACTGAGCAACCCGTCTTGGCAAGGGGCAATCATGGCTATCGTGATCTCTTTCCTTCGTGTGCTGTACGACGCCAAGGAGACGAGCAAGATTCGTATCGTCCTGGAATCGCTCCTATGCGGAGCGCTCAGCCTCTCAGCCAGTAGCGTTATCGAGTGGATGGCCTGGCCGTCCAGCTTGTCGGTAGGCGCTGGCGGCGCCATAGGCTTTATCGGCGTCACAGCCATTCGTGAACTGATCGTTCGCTTCATCAGCAGAAAGGCAGATTCGGCATGAGCGTTCCGCGCGGCATACGCAACAACAACCCGGGCAACATCGACCACAACAGTGCGAATGCCTGGGAGGGTGAACTGCCGGTGGATAAATCCATCGAGTCGCGGTTTGCCCGATTCGATCTGCCCGAGAACGGTATTCGCGCCCTCGGAAAGCTGCTGCTGACCTACCAACGAAAGTACGGACTCAAGACAATTGAGGGTCTGATCAGTCGCTGGGCGCCAAGCAATGAGAACGACACCGCCGCGTACGTCCGTTCGGTTCAGTCCAAGACGAAGACCGTCCCAGGGCAAGAAGTCGACCTTCGGCAGGTCGGAATCATGACCGGAGTGGTCAAGGCGATCATCGAGCACGAGAACGGCAGCAACCCCTACACATCGGCAATCGTCGCTGAGGGTGTTCGCAGGGCCTTGGTATGACTGCCTTGCGCGCCATCGCCATAGCCGGGGTAATCATCGTCATCATGGCGCTGATGCTCGCCTTGCAGCATTCCCGAGTGGTTGCCTTGAGCGGTCAGGTGCAGATCGAGACCCAGGCCAAACAGGAGGCGGTAACCGCCAACCTCGAAAGCCAGGCCACGATCACCACTCTCCGCGCCGAGGCTGTGCGCAATGCCGCTTACCAGGCCGACCTGAACAACCGCCTAAAGGCCAGCCAACAGAAAGCCATGAAGGCAAGGAAAGACTTTGAACTACTCAAGCGCACCAGCAAGCCTGTTCGTGATTGGGCTGATCAGCCTCTGCCTGACGGCCTGCGCGGCAAAGCCAGCAGTAGTGACAAAGACAAGCGCCCTGCGAATTGAATCACCCGAGATGGTGCCTTGCGAGCGCGTCACTGACGAAGACTATGACCTGCACAGTAATGGCGACGTGTGGGACCTGAAAGACCGGGCAATCAATCTGCTCGATACCTGCGCCGATCAAGTGGACGCACAAATTCTGCGGAGTAAAAGCAAGTGACGGACAAGGTGTCACCTGACTGGGAGCGCATCGAGCACCTGTCCCGTGCTGGCCTGCTGTCCATTCGAGAGATCGCCGCGGCCTGTGGCGTATCACACACCGCTATCAACAAGCGCGCCAAGGCTCACAGCTGGGAGCGAGACCTCTCGGCCAAGATCCAGGCCAAGGCCGATTCGCTGGTTTCCAAAGCAGAGGTTTCCAGACAGGTTTCCACTGAACAGTTGGCAACCGAGCGTGGAATCGTCGAGGCGAATGCGCAGGTCATTGCGAATATCCGCATCGGCCACCGCGCTGACATCGGCCGGTATCGCCGGCTCGCCAACAAGCTGCTGGATGAGCTGGAAGGGCTGACTGACAACCGAGACTTGTTCGATCAATTGGGCGAATTGTTGCAGAGCCCGGACGACAACGGTGTCGACAAGCTGAACGACTTGTACCGCAAGGTGATCGACCTTCCGTCCCGCACCAAGACGCTCAAGGAATTGGGCGAGACCCTGAAGAATCTGATCACGCTTGAGCGCCAGGCATACGACGTCGGCGCCGAGCAACCGAATGACGACCGCAGCAAACTGACGGAAGAAGAACTTGATCGCCGAATCGCCAAGCTCTCAGGTCAGCAAGGCTGAGAAACTTGAGCTGCTGTCGCTGCTGGAAGAGAAAGCGCGTCGGGATGCTCAAAGGCGCCATCTGCTCCAGTTCGAAACCTTGTATGAGTGGCAACGAAAGTTCGTAAAGGCTACGGCTGACAACACGTCGTGCATGCTCATGGCAGCAAACCGGGTGGGCAAGACTCGCACCGGGTTGACGATCGATGCCATGCACCTGCTGGGCGACTACCCGGACGATTGGGAAGGCCACAAGTTCGATCATGCGCCGATGTGCTGGCTGCTCGGCTTCTCGATGGAGAAGACGCGCGACCTGCTGCAGACGCCGCTGTTCGGCACGCTGGAAGGCGGCAAGTGGACTGGTGGCCTGATCCCGGCTGATCGCATCGTTGCTCACCTGTCAGCCACTGGCACATCGGGCGCCATGCGTCAGATCACGGTCAGGCACAAGACTGGCAGCATCGCAACGGTACAATTCTGGTCCTACAGCCAGGGCCAACACGCGATCATGGGTGACAGCGTCGACTGGTATCACATCGACGAAGAGCCACGCGACAACGCGATTTACCCTCAGGTTCTGACACGTACGGCCACCGGCGACAACGGCCAAGGCGGTCGCGGCATCCTGACGTTCACCCCTGAGAACGGGCGAACAGAGTTGGTCGTTCAGTTCATGGACTGCCCAGCCGAGGGCCAATACATTCAGCGCGCCACCTGGGCAGATGCACCGCACTTGACCGCTGACACTCAGCGCAAGCTGCTTGGCATGTACCCTGAGTGGCAACGCGATATGCGCTCCAAGGGGATGCCATTGCTCGGTACCGGCTTGATATTTGACTTCGGCGACGAGGACATCAAATGCCAGCCGTTCCCATGTCCCGACCATTACTGGGTCATCAACGGCATGGACTTCGGCTGGGATCACCCGCAAGCGCACGTACAGATCTGGATCGACCTTGAGTCGGATACGGTTTATCTGGCGCACGCATGGAAGAAATCGAAGGTCACGCCTTCAACGGTGTGGGGCACGGTCAAGTCTTGGGCCAACCATGTGCCCACTGCTTGGCCATCAGACGGCCTGCAATCTGAGAAGTCATCAGGCGAGCAGCAGAAGAAGGCGTACGTCGACGCAGGCTGGACCATGTTGCCCACCCATGCGACATGGGCTGATGGCGGCGTAGGTGTCGAGATCGGACTTGTCGAGATGTACGAGCGCATGACCACCGGCCGCTTCAAGGTGTTCAGCCACCTGACCGACTTCTTCGACGAGAAGATGAGTTACCACCGGGACGAGAACGGGAAGATCGTCAAGATCAACGACGACATCCTGTCTGCCACCCGGTACGCCTACATGATGCGGCGATTCGCCCGTCAGCGGTTCCAATGCAAGCCCGTCGAGCACGGCACGCACCAATCCGATTACGACCCATTCAATTCATAGGAGGCGGCCATGTGCGGCGGCGCTGCGAAAATCATCAAGAAGATCGACCCACTGCGCGGCGGTGACGTGATCCTGGACAAGCTGGGCCTGCCGAACCTGCTGGGCGACAACGGCATTCTTGCTACGCCTGACGTAGCCCAGCCTGCTGCTACCTCGACCACTACCGCAGTCGGTGACGTGAACGCAGCATCCACCGCGGCGCGTGATGACGAGAAACGCCGTCGTGCTGCCGCTGCCGGCCTGTCCAGCACCATCCTCGGCGGCTCGACCGCCGGCACTACCACGGGCACCAAGACGTTGCTCGGGAGCTAATCGATGGAAGAGACACCACGCCAGCGCGCAGACAAGCGTCTTGCGATGCTCAAGAACGAGCGTCAACCATGGGAAATCACATGGAAAGACCTGTCCGACTACGTGCTGCCCATGCGTTCGAAGTTCCTGTACGACGGCAAGCCCCAGGGTGATCGCCGCAGCCGCAAGATCATCAACAGCACAGGGACCAAAGCGAGCCGCACGCAATCCGCAGGCATGGTGTCAGGCATCACTTCCCCGGCCCGTCCGTGGTTCCAGCTGAGCACCGAGTCTGCTGCCGCGATGGAATACGGCCCGATCAAGGCGTGGCTGTATGAAGTCACCCAGCGGATGCGCGACAAGTTTCTCAAGTCCAACCTGTACAGCTCGTTGCCTGTTCTCTACTCGGAAATGGGCACGTTCGGCACGGGCGCCATGTCGATCGAGGAAGACGACAAAGAGGTGTTTCGCTTCGAAGCCTTCACCGTCGGCCAGTATTACGTTGCAAACGGCGCGCGCGGCACGGTGGACACGTTCTACCGCGAATTCAAGATGACCGTCGGCCAGCTGGTTGAGAAGTTCGGCAAGGACAAATGCTCGGTGCGTGTACAGGGCGAGTGGGATGCCAACCGCCGCGACTCATGGGTCGACTGCCGCCAGGCCATTGAGCCCAACCGCTACCGCGAAGACGGCAAGATCGACAGCAAGAACCTGCCGTTCTCGTCCATCACTTATGAAGTTGCCTGCGAAGACCCGAAGAAGCTTCTGGAGCAGAAGGGCTTCCACGAGTTCCCGATTGTTGCGGTGCGTTGGGATCTTCTGCCAGAAGATGCTTACGGCACTGGCCCTGGCCATATAGCACTGCCGGACATTAAAGCCCTGCAGCTGTACGAGAAACGTTCTGCCCAACTGGTGGATCGCGGGTCTGATCCGGCCCTGCAAGCACCTTCTTCCCTGCGTGGCCAGCCAAGCTCGATGGTTCCAGGTGGTATCACCTATGTGGATCAGGTGGGCGGCCAGAACCAGATCGCGCCAATCTACGAACCGAATGCAGGCTGGCTCAACCCGCTGGCGCAGAAGATTCAGGCGCTTGAGTACTCCATCAAGGAATCGTACTTCGCCGACCTGTTCCTGATGATCAGCCAGCTCGACACCGTGCGCACCGCGACAGAGATCGCTGAGCGCAAGGAAGAGAAGATGCTGATGCTCGGCCCAGTGCTTGAGCACATCAATGACGAAGGCCTCGATCCTCTGATCGATCGCTGCTTCAACATCATGCTGCGCCAGTCGATCCCGATCTGGCAGGGCATCGTGGACGGCGAGCCACTGCTACCACCGCCGCCCGAAGAGCTGGAAAACCTTGAACTCAAGGTCGAGTACGTCTCAATCCTCGCTCAGGCGCAGAAAGCCTTGGGCGTGGCCGGGCTGGAACGCTTCTCGGCATTCGTCGGCAACCTGGCTGGCGTCGACCAGACAGCGCTCGACAAGTTCGACATTGACCAGACCATCGACGAATACGCCACCGCAACTGGTGTGGTACCAACTGTGGTCCGTGGCGACGAGCAGGTGGCGCAGATCCGCGAACAGCGTGCCCAGCAACAACAGGCCGCTCAGGCTCAGCAACTCCTTGGCGCAGGTATTCAGGGCGCCAAGCTCCTTTCCGAAACCGAAGTCACGCCGAACAACGCGCTCGGTCAAATAGTCGGGGCCTAAATGTTTGATGACGACGATATCCCGGGACAACGGGAGGCACAGCAGCGCCTGCAACAAAAGCGCCTCGATGACGATTTCCTCTGGCTCATGGAGTCGCAGCGAGGTCGCCGCATCGTCTGGTCGCAGATGACCGAGGCAAGGATCTTCCACACCACTTTCGACACCCACGGCGGGCGCATGAGCCTGTACGAGGGCAAGCGCCAGCACGGTTTGTACCTGTTGGGCGAAATCAACCGCCTGTGCCCGGAGAAGTACCCGGTCATGGTCCGCGAAAACTCACCGCAACCGGAGAAACAGAACGATGACTGATGCAGCCGAAGCCGTCACCACCACTACCGCAAGTGACGCCGCGACCACCCAGTCTGACACCGCAGCGCAAACCGCAACCAGCACCGAGCAGGCGCAAGCCACTCAGTCGACGGAAGCGGCAAACACTGCGGAAACGTCTGCTGAAACCAAGCCGCAAGGCGCCCCCGAGAAGTACGAGTTCAAGTATCCGCAAGGCTACCAGGTCGACGAGACCGCTCTCGGTGAGTACTCCGCTGCCTTCAAGGAGTTGGGACTGACCAATGAGCAGGCTCAGCGCCTGGTGGACATGGATGCAAAGCGCTCGACGTCTTCGACCGAGGCGGCCGTTGCAGCCCACAAACAGCAGGTTGAAACGTGGGTCGGTGAGCTGAAAAGCGATCCGGAGTTCGGCGGCGCCAAGTTCGAGGCGAACGTCGGTATCGCAAATAGCGCACTCGCTGCATTCGGCTCGCCAGAGTTGACGCAGTTCTTCAAGGAGACCGGCTTGGGTAACCACCCGCTGCTCGTCAAGGCCTTCCACAAAATCGGCACACAACTGGGCGAAGGGTCGATCCACAAGACGACCAGCAACCAGCCTGCCGAGCGTTCCATCGCGGAACGCATGTACCCCAATTACCCAAATTAAGGAGCGCCGCTCATGGCCACCATTGGTAATACCGTACCGACGCTGCTCGACGTAGCGAAACGCATGAACCCTGACGGCGGCGGCATCATGCCGATTGCTGAGTTGCTGACTCAGGAAAACGAAATGCTGCTGGATATGCCGTGGTACGAAGGCAACCTGCCTACCGGCTCGCGCATCACCACCCGCACCGGCTTGCCGACCGTGATCTACCGCAAGCTGAACGCCGGTGTTCCGCCAAGCAAATCCACCACTGCGCAGGTTGACGAGTCCTGCGGCATCCTCGAAGGCCGTGGTCAGGTCGACAAGGATCTGGCGCTGCTCAACGGCAACACCGCAGCCTTCCGCCTGTCCGAGTCGTCTTCCTTCATGGAAGCGATGAACCAGGAAATGCAGCGCGGCGTGCTGTACGGCAACACCGACGTCACCCCCGAGTCGTTCACCGGCCTGGCTCCACGCTTCCCGAGCGTGCTGCCAGCCACCGCCATGACCGCCAACAACGTCATCGACGCCGGCGGTACTGGTTCCACCAACACCTCGATCTGGCTGATCGGCTGGGGCGAGAAGACCGTGCACGGCATCTATCCGAAGGGTTCGGAAGCCGGTCTGGTTCACCGTGACCTGGGTGATGGTGATGCGTTCGACGCCAACCAGAACCGCTTCCGCGCGCTGATGGACCAGTATCAGTGGAAGTGCGGCATTGCGGTCAAGGACTGGCGCTACGTGGTTCGCATCGCGAACATCGACGTGGCCGCGCTGACCAAGAACGCCGCGACCGGTGCCGACATCATCGACCTGATGACCCAGGCGCTGGAACTGATCCAAGGCCTGACCGGTGTAACCCCGGTGTTCTACGTCTCGCGCCGCGTCCGTGCATTCCTGCGCCGCCAGACCGTGAACAAGGTCGCCTCCGGCACCCTGAGCTACGACAACGTGGCAGGCAAACCAGCGCTGATGTTCGGCGAAGTGCCTGTGCGCCGTGTCGATGCAATCCTCAACACCGAAGCCCGTCTGGTTTAAGGAGCTCACCATGTACGTAGATAAGCAGGCTGAGTTTTCCGACAGCCAGGTGGTCACCGCGACCGCCATCTCGACCAACGTTTACGACCTGTTCCCGGTCGGCAACGCGGTCAACAGCAACGCCACCCGCGATATCGGTGTGGGCGAGGACGTCTATCTGGTTGTTCAGGTCGACACCACCGCCACTGCGGCAGGTGCCGCGACTGTTCAGGTCACTCTGGAGTCGTCCACCACCGCCGACATCGCCACCGCGCCGACGGTCCACTTCTCATCCCCGGTATACGCCTTGGCGGCACTGACCGGCGGCAAGACGCTCATGGCGTTCAAGCTGCCGGCCGACGCCTACAAGCGTTACATCGGTGTGCGCTACACCGTCGCAACCGGCCCACTGACTGCTGGCGCGTTCTCCGCGTTCTTCGCGAAGGACATTCAGGCATTCCGCGCGTACACCAAAGGCTACAACTTCTGAGGATTGAGTCATGACCAAGAAGAAAGAGCTGAAGTGGTACGAAACGCTCGAACCCAGCTACATCAACGAGCGCCTGTGGCCTACCGGCGAAGTCGTGCAGTACGACGGCGAAGCCGGGCCGAATCTTCGCGAACTGTCCGACAAGGAAGTCAAACAACACCTGAAGGCTGATCAGATTGATGAGCCTGATGAGGGTGACCTGGACGCCCGCGAGATCGAACTGAACAAGCGTGAACAGGAAATCATCCTGCGCGAACAGGCAGTCACGGCCAAGGAGCTGGAACTCGACAAGCTGCAGCAATCCTCGGACCTGCGCGTC